GTTACTTGGTAGAGAAGGCGCAAGACGCTCGCACCGCTTCGGCGTTTCTGACGCTGGTTGGCAAGGTTCTGCCGATGACGGTTACCGGTGAGAACGGCGGGCCGGTCAAAGTCGAATTCGCGTGGAAACAAAGCGAGTCGTAATCGACTACACGCCTCGGAAGCCGTTTGAGGCTTACCACGGGGCGAAACAGCGGTATAGCGTCACAGTGGCGCATCGGCGGGCAGGAAAGACAGTCGCCCGCATCAACAAGCTGATTCGCGCCGCAGCAAGCTGTGAGCGGGAGAATCCTCGCTTCGGCTACCTTGCGCCGTTCTTCGTGCAAGCGAAAGACATTGCGTGGGCCTACCTGAAACGCTATGCGGCGCCGATCCTTGAACTGGGCGGCAAGGTCAACGAGTCCGAGCTATCGGTCACTTTCGGCCATAACGGCGCCGTGATTCGATTGTATGGCGCTGAGAACGCAGAACGGCTGCGCGGCTTGTACTTTGATGGGCTGGTCGCTGATGAGGCGCAGGACATCCCGCCTAGCGTGCTGACGCAGATCATCTTGCCGGCGCTGAGTGACAGAAAAGGCTGGCTTGATCTGTCGGGTACGCCGAAGGGCTGGTCAAACCTGCTAGGCGTGACTTACAAGCGCGCTCAGGATGACCCGGATTGGTACTGCCAGGTTCTGAAGGCTTCCGACACTGGGCTGATTGACGAGGAGGAACTCGTCAGGCTCAAGCGATCGATGCCTGAGAACGAGTATTTACAAGAGTTCGAGTGCTCGTTTGATGCGGCGATCACTGGCGCCTACTACGCCAAAGAGTTGCAGGACGCAGAGAGCACTGGTCGGATTTCTGCTGTGCCGTATGACCCGCAGCTACGCGTGCACACCGCGTGGGACTTGGGCGTGTCGGACAGCACAACGATCTGGTTCTGGCAGCAGGTAGGGCGCGAAGTCCGTGTCATCGACTACTACGAAGCGGCAGGGCATGGGCTGGATCACTACGCTCGCGTTCTGGATGGCCGAGGCTATCTGTACGGCAAGCATTGGGCGCCGCACGATGTGGCGGTGCGTGAGCTTGGCAGCGGCAAGAGCCGGATTGAAACGGCTGCGCTGCTGGGCATCAACTTCGAGATTGCGCCGAACCTGCCGGTAGAAGACGGCATCAACGCTGTTCGGATGCTGATCCCTCGGTGCTACTTCGACGCAAAGAAGTGCGCGCAGGGGCTGGATGCGATCCGGCAATACAGAGACAAGCGAGACGAGAAGCGCGGCATCAGCTTTGGCCCGCTGCACGATTGGACCTCACACGCTGCGGATGCTTTCCGCTACATGGCTGTGAGCATCCAAGAGCAGCAGCCAGCGCCTGAGAAGTGGCGCCCGCAGTTTCACCAAACAACCGCCTGGATGGGCTGATGGAAACCAGGGACTGGCAACTCGGCCCCGCAATGTGCCGAGTTAGGCGGAGCCTTGCCATTCCTGCGCACATGAGAGACGGCGTGCGCGAAATCACCAAACTGCGAGTGCCGGCCGAGGCCCGTAAACAGGGCTGGGCATCTTCGCTGCTGGGCAAGATCACCGCAGAGGCAGACCGTAAAGGCATCGTTCTGGTGCTGTGGCCGATGCCGTTTGATGACGGCCCGCTGGATCAGGCGCAGTTGATCGCTTGGTACGCAAAGCACGGATTCGAGCAGATCCAGCCGCTGCCTGTGCTGATGGCCCGCCAGCCGCTATACAACCCCATTGGAGCCGCTGCACGCGCAGTGGCGGAGACGCATGGACAAGCCTGACGACAAGCTCGCCGCCGACAAAGACGACGCAGCCATCATCGCGGAGTGTGCCAAGCGGCTGGAAGTCGCCATCACGATGGATTCGGAGAATCGTCGGGACGCGCTGGACGATCTGGCGTTTCTGAAAGGCGAGCAGTGGGACCCGATCATCAAGGCGCAGCGTGCGCGTGACGGTCGGCCGTGCCTTACGACGAACAAGCTGCCCACGTTTCTGCACCAAGTCACGAACAGCCAGCGCCAGAACGTCCCGAGCATCAAGATTCACCCGGTGTCCGATGAGGACATGAAGGTCGCCGAAGTGGTGCAAGGCGCCGTCCGCCACATCGAGTACAAGTCGAACGCAGACGTTGCTTACGACACGGCCATCAACTCAGCGGCTGCAATCGGCTTCGGGTATTTCCGGCTGATCACCGACTACTGCGAAGAAGCGAGCTTTGATCAGGAAATCCTGTTTCAGCGCATCCGCAACCCGTTCACGGTCTATCTCGGCCCGCACGTCAACCCTGACGGGAGCGACATGACGTGGGCGATTCTGACGGAGAAGATTCCGCGCACTGAGTTTGTGGCGCAGTACCCAGACGCTGATCCGTGCGACTGGAACGCCGTTACCGGGCTGGGCGACAACGCCAAAGACTGGGCGACTGAGCACGATGTCCGTGTCGCCGAGTATTACCGCATCAAGCAGACGAAAGAGACTGTCGTTCTGCTGTCCAACGGTGAGAGCGGCTTCAAGAAAGACCTGCTAGAACTGCCTGAGGGCGTGTCCATCGTTCAAGAGCGGCAGGGCATGCGCAAAACGGTGCAGTGGTTCAAGCTGACCGGCGCGGAAATCATCGATCAGGCGGACATTCCGTGCAAGTGGATTCCGGTCTTCCCGGTCTACGGCGACGAGATTGACATTGATGGCAAGGTGCAGCGCTTTGGGCTGATTCGGAACGCCAAAGACCCGCAGCGGATGTACAACTTCTGGATGACGTCAGCCACAGAAGAAGTGGCGCTGCGTCCAAAGACCCCCTACATCGGCGCTGAAGGCCAGTTTGAGGGCCATGAAGACGAGTGGGCGCAGGCAAATACGGCCTCGTTCCCCTATCTTGAATACAAGCCCAAAGCGCTGGGCGGCATGCTTGCTCCGCCTCCGCAGCGTCAGCCGATGGCCGATCTGCCGGTGGGCGTCATGCAAATGGCGATGCACGCCAATGACGACATCAAGGCCACTACGGGCATCTTCGACGCGTCCCTGGGTGCGCGCAGCAACGAAACGAGCGGCGTAGCAATTGCTCGCAGGGATCGTCAGGGCGAAACGGCGAACTACCACTACACCGACAACCTGGCGATCACTTTGCGCCATGTGGGGCGCGTGATCATCGATATGTGGCCGAAGATTTACGATGGTCAACGCACGCTTCAGATCATGGGGCGCGACGGCAAGGTGACGGGCGTTCCGATCAATCAGCCGCTGCCGCCTGAGCAGCAGAAGCCGGACCCGAAAACGGGCGCTGTGCAGACAATGTTGAACGACATGACGAGCGCAAAGCTCAGTGTCACGGTGAGCACCGGCCCGAGCTACGACACGCTGCGGCAAGAGGCCGTCGAGGGGATGATCCAGACGGCGCAGAGCTGGCCGAAGCTCATGGAAATCGCAGGCGATCAGGTGGTGCGGTCAATGGATTGGCCGATGGCTGACGAGATCGCCGACCGGATCGAGCGCACGATTCCGCAAGAGGTGCGCTACGACAAAGACGACCCCGAGGCTGGGCCTCCGCCTGTGCCGCCTGAGATTCAGCAGCAGTTGCAGCAGTACGAAGCCGCGCTTGACGATGCTATGAAGCAGATTGAGGCGGCTCAGTCTGGTCTAGACAAGGCTCAACTTCAGGCTCAGACGCAGATCGAGGTTGCCAAGATCAACGCCGATTCGCGCGCTGATGTCGAGGAAATCAAGGGCTGGATTCAGATGCTGGTCGCGCAGATGCAGCCGCCTCCGGGCCTGACTGCTGCGGCCACTGATGCGATGGCTGAGGGCGAGGCTACTGAGGCCCAGCCGATGCAGCCGCAAGCCGCACAGCAGCCCGCACAAGCGCAGCAACCGCAACAGCCTGCACAAGAGCCAATCGACTTCCGTGGAATCTTGCAAGGGCTTGCGCAAGCGCTGAACCCTCCGCGGCGTAAGAGCATCGCCATTCAAGCGCCGAGCGGCCAGACGTATCAGGGCATCGTGGCTGATGAGCCGGATGAAAGCGCCGAGCAGTAATGGCCACGATCACGGTTTCGTCATCCGCGAACTACGCGACGCTGGGTCACGCGACGGATGACGATATTGTTATCACCAGTGCTGCGGTCCTGACGGTCAACAGCGACCCCACGGCAATCAATGCGCCGCGGTCGATTCGCTCCACGTCATCGCGGGCGTCGTTTGTCGTCACAAACACGGCAACAGCGTTCAGCGCGGGCAATCTCTGGAAGCTGAGTTTCACCAACCCCGGCGCGGCCATCGGTAGCAGCACGGGGACGCTCGGCTTCACGTCCGGTGCTACGTGCTCAATCGAGGGCAATTGGCTTGAGTGTTACACGGCAACCGGCGTTGCAAGCGAAACAGTGCTGGATGCGTCCAACGTCTTGGGCGTGGACATCGACTTCCCCTACGCAATCCAGGCCGAGAGCGCGCCCGGTTCTGGTGTGTGGGACTGGGTCGATGTTGCCATCGTTGGTGGTGTTGGCAACGGGTTTCTCTGCACCGTCAGCCAATCCAACTTCGGCACGGGCACACTCAATCGGATTCTGTTCTATGACCATACAACCCGGCTGCTGAAAACGGGCGACGGCACAAACGGCACGCTGTTTGCGTCCGGTGTGAAGTTCCGCATCCCGAATATCTACATCCACATCCCGCCGTTCACAATGACGACGGCTGCGGGTTGGACGGCGGCCACGGGCAATCAGCCGGTGGTGAGCAGCACAAATGCGCCGCTTGCTCGTTATGTGGTTGGCTCCGAGTTGGTGAGCGTCAACAGCCTGCCGAGTGGGACGGCGGTGAACGTCAACACACGGGCCGTGGACGGCACGACTGCTGCGGCGCCGGCTGCTGGCGTGACGATGTATTGCATACCTGATGACGCGGTGACAGCGTTAGGCGGCAAGATCATCGGTGAGTCGGGCGGCATATTCCGGTTCAAAAAGTGTTTCTTCGGCAGGTGGTGGGCGCCTCGCATGCGGGTGTGGGCGATCCTTGATTTCCAAGATATGGGGATTATCCTTTCTGCCATTGATACTTTTACGGCGCGGCCAACAACCATTACTGACGGCCTGACGCTTGTCAATGTAATGTCGCAATGCAGCCCGGCTCGCGGCGCCCACGCTGGATGGCAGATTCAAAACAACCCCTGCCCGCTGACGCTAACCGGAAGCCGCGTATTGTCACAAGTGTCCACCGCATCGACCAGCAGTGTGACCGGAAGTGATTCCGGGTGGACGCTTCAAGGTAATACGCAAATTGTTTCTTTAGGAAACATGACGGCGCGAGCGCTTGGAATTACATCCTTGCAAAACGTCGGCGGGCGTTCGTTGCTTATTTTTAACTCAAACATTTTTCAACAAAGCTCTATTAGTGGTTTTAGAGTAACTGGCGGGTGCCTTACGCTGCGAGCAATGGGCAAACTGACAGTTAGCGGAATACGCTATTCCGCCACCAACGGCGCCGCAACTACAAACACCAGCGAAATTGCAATACGCACATCAGATCAGGGTGGTTTGGTGTCGTCCGTGGTGGTGCGTGATTACGACGTTGAAGACGGGGGCGTTGCACCGTATCAGGCGTGGTTTAACGTCGGCAGTGGCACGCAAAATAACATCGTGCACAATCAAGTAGGCGGTGTTTCCGGGTCGCGCGGGAATCTGCGGACTATTGCAAGTCAATCAAGAACGGCGCAGCTAATAAACGCGGCCAACGGCGGCGGCATTACGGTAGCGGCGGTTAACCTGAGTGGCATGCGATCTTCTGGAACGCCTATTAACCAGTATTTCCATCGCGGCATTGCAAGAAACATTAGGCTTTCAAGTACGGTTGCGGCGCAATTTGGCGCTGCTGCAATCACACTTGATTTTCCTCCAATCAACCCGGCAAACCTTGGTTTTTCATACGATCAACCTTCAATTTACGCTTACCCTGACACCTACCCCCCTACAACTGGCGTTCTTCGTTCTGGCCCCTATGCGCGCGAAATCGAACGCGACCTGTATGACATATCCGGCACTGGCGTTTTTTACGATGTAGGAAACCAGCGGTTTGGCATTGAAGCAATTAGCGATGTTGTTCTGATCAAGTCTTCCGTACCGGTTACTGGCATCAGCGGATTTCCTGGCGCTGGCTCTGTGACCTACACGGGCACCAGTGCGACCAGTGGCATTACCTACGAGTTTCGCCTGTGCAACTGGGGCGCGGACATCACGGCGGTGTCGTGGGGCTCGCTGACCCTTGCCAACGTCAAGAGCGCATTCGATGCGCTGACGGGCTACACCAGCGAGAACGGGCTGAACATTCAGTTCCGCGCCACGGCAACGACTGCGGTTGTGGGCCGGAACCTGCAACGCATTGACATGCCTTGCACGATGAACGCATCGCATAACCCCGCTGTGGGGTCTGTGAGCGTCACGGCTGTGGGCGCGGCTGTGGGTGCTACAGCGGCCCTGTACGGCACGTTCTACACGGTAGGCGGGCTGATCGGCACGGGCACCGTGGGCGCTGGCGGGTCTGTCACGTTTGCTGCGCCATACGATTTCGATGATGTTCCGATCAGCGGCACGCTGAAGATCAGAGCACTGGAAGCCGAGTCCATCGACCTGCCGGTGACGTGGGTGGGCGACGGTGCGAACGTGCCGGCTCCTATGGCTGCGCTGACGGGCTACACGGCTGGGCCGTACCCTGACGCGAGCTTCAACAAGGCCACCAAGGTTGTCACGGTGTCTGCTGCGATGACGACTGCGCAACTGTGGTCGGCATGGCGCGAGTACATCGTCCAGCTTGCGAATTTCGATGTTGACGACGATTGGACGTATCCCGCGTTGAACGCCGGTACGTGGTTGGTTGCGTTCTCTGGCGCTGGATCTGTGTCGGGTTCGTACACCGACCGTGACGGCACGCGGGCGCCAATCACTGCGCCGAATCTGCCCACAGGAACGCGCGTGCAGTTCTATGACGTGACCGGCGCTGCGGAATTGCTTAATACCTCGCTTGCTTCGCCTGGCGCGTCTACGTCGCTCTACTTCACGACAACCAAGACGATCCGCCTACGCGCGTCTAAATTGGGATCGCTGCCGATTGAGGCGTTTGGGGTCATTACTGCAAGCGGCCTGACGTTCATTGATGAATTCGCAGACGATGACGTGTACATCGCAAAGGGCATCGACGGCAGCACGGTGACGGAGTTCTCCGCCGACGAACCTAACGTGCAGATTGACAGCAACGACCCTGACGGTACTAGCTCCGTGTGGCGCTGCTATGCGTGGTTCAGGTACTACGAGACAAGTTCTATCGGCGTGGCTGGTGTGCTGTTTGGCGCGGCTACTGCGGTTGACACGGAAAACCTGGCGATTGACTCCGCGCGGGCAGACATTCAGCTAGACAACGTGTCGGGCGTCCCACTGAAGATCAGCGACGGCTACATGTACCGCACGGACGGGGCGACGATCATCGCGCCTACCTCGGGCTCGATCCAGATGGACCCGAAGAAAGCCTATGCGGCGCCTGCTGCTGACTTGCTGCTGGCCGAACTTGAGACTGGCTACGACGTGGGCCGCGCGCTGCGAATCATTGCTGCGGCCGTGGCGGGAAAGACCAGCGGCGGGCCTACAGGGTTTGTGGCTCGCAACCTGAGCGACACAGCGGACCAGATCGCAGGCACGTCTGACGCAAGCGGCAACCGCTCATCTGCAACCTACGGGGCTTGATATGCCGAACCTGAAACGAGTACAGAAAGCGTCTGACGACATCAGCGCAAAGCTCAAGGACATCGCCAAGGCTGAAGGCGACCGCGAGAAGGTCCGCAAACAGCGCGACGAGCTGAACGAGCAGATCACGACGCTGACCCAGCAGATCGGCGCGCTGAAAAGCGATCTTGACCTTGCCGTCGATGATCTGCGCAAGGGCATGGCTGAGTAAATGTGGTTCCGCTCTAACTGGTTCGCGTCCAACTGGTACGCGGATCAGTGGTTTGGCGGCACCACACAGACGACACAGCAGGGTGGCGTAAAGCGCCTGCACATCCCCGCACAGACGCGGCGCAGAGAGACAGAAGCCGAGAAGCTGGCCCGCAGGCTGGCTCAAGGCATCTTGCAGGCGCCAAAGACCACCGATCAATCGGCGGCAGACGACTACATCAAGACGCTTCAGGCCCAAGTGCTTGAGGCGCAGCAGCGGGCCAAACTAGCCCGCGCAGAGGCTATCGCAGCGCAAGAAATGCGCGCAGCCATGCAGAGAGCCAGCAGAGCAGCACAGATCGCCGCTGAGAAGCGCGCGGTTGAACTTGCTATGGCTGAACGCGTGGCACTGATTCAGGCAAGCCAAGCGGCGGCAGAGATAGAGGCATTCGACGTTGCCTTTGTCGTTGCGACGCTGGCGAGCATGTGATTTCGTCCGAGTGGACTACCCCACCACTCGATCAGACGCACACCGGGGCGGCAAACCGTGGGCCTTACAACGGGCAAAGGAATCGTTCTAGATGAACGCTGATGAGCAGACGAGCGAAGTAGTCGAGACACCGGAAGTACCTGCGGCGGAAACGCCTGAAGTACAGACGGAGAAGCCGCAAGTCCCCGAAACCGAGGCGGAAGCCAAGGAGAAGGCGGAACGAGACGAGAAAGGGCGCTTCAAGGGCGTTCAGCCTCGAATCGATGAGCTGACCCGTGCACGCCGAGAGGCGGAACGCGAGGCGGCTTACTGGCGGCAGATGGCTCAGGCACAGGCAACACCGGAGAAAGCGCCGGAGAAGCCAACGCCTGACAAGTTCTCGGACTATGGAGAGTACGTCGAAGCACTGACCGACTGGAAGGCTGCGCAAGCGGCTGAAAAGGTCACTGCAAAGATGCTGTCCGAACGGGCTCAAGCCCAGCAGGCAGCAACGGCGCAGGAAACGTGGCAAAGCAGAGCGGCCGAAGCTCGCAAGCAACTGACAGACTTTGATGAAGTGATGTCTTCGGCAGATGTGCCGATGCGCGGAACGGTTATCGAAGCGCTGAAGGAAAGCGACCGAGGCCCCGAGCTGGCCTATCACCTGGCGAAGAACCCTGATGTTGCGCAGCGCCTCAACACGATGTCTGAACGGCAAGCCCTGATTGAACTTGGCAAGCTGGAAGCGTCACTCGCTGCGCCTCAAGGCAAATCGCCGCCCCCTGTAAAGCTCACGCAGGCCCCCAAGCCGGCGAGCGTTGGAGCGCCTATCGGCTCCGCGGCCACCACCAAATCACCCGAAAAGATGAGCATGGATGAGTGGATCGCGTTCCGAAAGTCATCCGGCGCACGCTGGGCAAAGTAAGGCCCGCACACCCCCAACAGACCCGCTTCGGCGGGTTTTTTCATTTCTGAGGACATCAAATGTCGAACGTACTGGTTACCACCAGCGTCATTGCCAAAGAAGGCGTGGCGATCCTGGAAAACATGCTGAACTACGCCAAGGGCTGCAATCGCGATTGGGAAGGCGAGTTCTCGTCCAACAAGTCGCGCGGCTACGCTCCCGGCACGACCATCAACATCCCGAAGCCCCCGCGCTACGTGTACCGCTCTGGTCGCGTTGCTGTGCCGCAGTCCACGACCGAAACGACCGTCCCGCTGACGCTTCAGCAGGGTGGCGTGGAAATCAACTTCACCAGCGCTGAGACGACCCTTTCGCTGGCTCGCTTCGAGCAGAAGTTGCAGTCGGCTATGGCGACCATTGCCAACGAGGTGGACCGTCAGGGTCTGATGAAGGCCCGCCAGGACTTCGCCAATGCCATCGGCGGCTCGCTGCCGAACAGCCAAGCCACCGCGCTGGCAGTCGCCACCGGCATCAACCGCCGTTTGGACGACATGGGCGCACCGCGCGACAAGCAGCGCTCGCTTGTCATGGGCACCGGCCTGAACGAAGCCATGATCCAAGGTCTGGCGGGTCTGTTCAACAGCTCCAGCAAGATCTCGGAACAGTACGGCTCCGGCATGATGGTGGACAGCCTCGGCCTGAACGTGGCGATGGATCAGAACGTGGATTCGCACCTGAACGGTTCGGCCAACGTGACGACCAACACCGTCAACGGCGCCGGCCAGTCGGGTTCGACCATCACGGTCAACGCCCTGAACGGCACGATCACCAAGGGCAGCAAGATTTCCTTTGCCAACGTGTTTGCGGTCAACCCGCAATCGCGCACGAGCACGGGCGTTCTGGCTCAGTTCACGGTGACGGCTGACGCGGCCTCGTCGGCTACCTCGATCAGCATCAGCCCGGCGCTGACCCCCTCGGGTCCGTTCCAGAACGTGACTGCCTCGCCGGCTAACTCGGCTGGTATCACGATCTTCGGTACGGCTTCCACCGCCTACACCGCGAACGTCGGCTTCCACCGCGACGCCGTGACGCTGGCGATGGTTCCTCTGTGGATGCCGGAGAAGGGCGTTGTCTCTGCGGCTCAGGAGTCCTACAAGGGCTTCAACCTGCGCGTGATCGAGACCTACGACGGCATTCAGGACGTACGCATCATGCGTATGGACGTGCTGTTCGGCTACGCCACGCCATACCCGGAACTGGGCGTCGTCTACGGCACCTGATCAGCAACCGTCCTAGCCCGCTTCGGCGGGCTGTCTCAACTTCACCTAGGAGTGCCAATCATGGCAATCACTCTCTCCCGTTCCTACGCTGGCGTACCCGCTGGCAACACCGTGCAGTTTCCGGCCGAGCTGGAAGCCGCACTGATCGCCCAAGGCATGGGCTCCAGCGCTGCGCGTACCGCGATCACGACCGGCGCGCAAACGCAGAACACCATGTCGGGCACTGCGGCCATCGCTGCCGGCGCTTCGTCTGTGGTGGTCACGAATGCCAACGTCGATGCGAACAGCCAGATTCGCGCAAACGTGGCGCAGGCCACCGCTGACGGCACACTGCTCCGCGTTGAACGCGTTGTCGCTGCGGCCGGTTCGTTCACGATCTACGGCACGGCGAACGCTACGGCCACGACGCTGATTGACTGGGTTGTTGTCCCGTCCATCGGCTTCCAGCGCCTGTAATCCTCTCGTTGCGAGGCTTTGGGGGCGGTCTTCGGATCGCCCCTTTTCTTTGGAGCGCTCATGTTCCTCGAATACCCCAAGATGCTCTACAGCGCCGCTGGCTCCGTCATCGTTGAGTCGCGCGAAGAAGAAGACGACAAAGACCCGGCGTTGTGGTTCGCCACGCCTGAACTGGTCTATGTCGCGCCGGAAACTGAATCTGCCGAACCCGTGAAGCGCGGCCCCGGCCGTCCCAAGAAGGTGCAGTAATGGCTACCGCTCTGGACCTGATCACGCGCGCCATGAAGCTCGGGCGCATCCTTGCCGATGGTGAAACGCCCACGGCAAGCGAGGCCAACGACGCTCTGGCGGTTCTCAACGACATGCTGGAGAACTGGTCAACCGAGCCGCTGTCGGTCTGGAGTACAACCAACTTTACCGGGACGCTGAATCCACTTCAGTCGGTCTACACCATCGGGCCAACGGGTGATTTCGTCACCATCCGGCCCAGCGCCATTCACGGCGCCTACTGCAAGCTAAACGGCGTTGACTTCCCGGTCGATGTGATCAGCCAGCTTGAGTACAACGACATTCACTTGAAGACGATGGAGCAACCCATTGTCAACAAGCTGCTGTATGTCAACGACTACCCAAACGGCATCATCACGGTATGGCCCGTTCCAATCCAGCAGTCAACGCTGACGCTGACGTTTGACCGGCTGCTGACGCCTTTGGCGCTCACTGATGAGATTGCCTACCCGCCAGGCGCAAACAAGGCCCTCCGCTGGGGCTTGGCAGTCGAATTGATGCTTGAGTACGGCATGCCTGTAGATCCCGGCATTGCTGCCACTGCGGCCGATGCAAAGGCCGACTACAAGCGCTCCAACACGACCCGTAGAGTTGCGCGGCAGGATGCGGCGCTTCTGTCTGGCGGCGGGTACTTCAACTGGCGCACGGGGGTCTGATGCCTGCCTTTCCGTTTGTCGGGCCTGCGTACAGGGCGCGCAGCGTCAACTTCGACGGACAGCGCTGCGTCAACCTTTTCCCCGAGCTATCGCAGTCAGGGACAAGCAAAAGCGTTGCGGCCCTGTACGGCACGCCCGGCCTGCGCCTGTGGTCGACGCTACCGACAAACGCTGTCCGCGGTTTGCTGCGGTTCTCCGAGTCCGTCCTGATTGCAGTAGCGGGTAACGCCGTCTACTCCGTTACGACGGCTGGTGTCGCTACGCAGGTGGGCGAGATTGCTGCCGGTACTACTCCTGTATCGATGGCGAGCAATGGAACTGATGTGATGATCGTGACCGGGACGCAGGGTTACACCTACAGGCCCGCTACCGGCGCTTTTGCTGCGATCCCCGATCCTGATTTTGTGGGCGCGGATGTCGTCT